GATTCGTCTTCCTTAAGCTTAAGCTTACGCATAGCTACCACGATAGACGAAGCATAGATGAAGCCCTGACCACCTGAAATCTTATCGTCAGGGTCAAACATATCCTGCGATGCATAAGTGTGGTTAGTAGCAACAAGACCGACGTTGTTTGAACCAAACATGTTTACGCAGTTACGAACAAGTGCAGTCAATGCTTTGGGCTTACGACCCATGTCACCCTTCATGTCACCGGCTTCAAACTGATTAACATCAGTCGGAGTTAGCAACATGCCAAGCGAGTCAATGACGAACAGAACCTTAGGCTTGTCTTCTTCATTCATGGCTTTGTAGCCCTTCATGAATTCGCTGATAGTCTTAGCAACATCATCAATCATTGCCATGTTCAACTTGAGGAGCTTATCCTCAGCAGTATCTACACCAAGAGCGTGAAGCCAGGCTTCGTCAAGTGCGTTTTCGCTGTCAATCAGAACAACATAGATACCCTGCTCTTGAGCATGGCGTACTAGGTTGCCCGAACAGATGTAGCTCTTACCTGATCCAGACTCTCCGGCAAAGACAGTAACTTTACCAAGAGGAATCCCCTTATTAAAATCTCCACTAATTCTATAATTGAGTGCATAATTACCTGTACTTACCCAATCGGTTGGGTCGTTAAATCCGATACTAAGGCCGTCAATCGCCTTAGTAATGTCCTTGCGGAACTTACTAATATCAAATGGCTTTGCCACTATTTTCTCCTGTTATCTTACAATTTGTTTTAACTTATCACCCGTTGAAGTTTTTTCAAGCACTTCGGGACAATTTTCTGCTAGTTCATCTAAGTGACTATCCCATGGATAATGACGTAGAATAGTTCTAGCACGGTCACGAATGATACTTGGTACTCTGGGTGTTTTGCCAGGATCGCAAAGTTCTTCTAAAAGCTTTCTGCTTTGCTTCAAGGCTCTATATCTTTCATTTGGTAATGTCATATAAACCTCCTGTCAAATGGGGAGGACTAAGCCTCCCCTATCTAAGTTTTACTTAGACTGACGGGCGCGGATCATTGCAAGAATGTCCTGAGCCTTGTCGCTTGATGTGTCCGACTTAGGAACAACTACTGGATCAGTTGCAGCCGGTGCTGCATCTTCGTCCCAAGGAACATCATTGTTGACTGCTGGAGCAGTTTGGGTAGTGCTGGTTTCAGCAGTCACCGCTGGTTCGTCCTGTGCTGCTCCAGCTGGGGCCTCAAGTCCATAAGGACGATAGTAAGCGCCCCACTTATCAGGATCATATGCACGACCATCAACAGATGCTTCAAACATTTCCTTGATAACACGAAGTTCTGCTTCGCTTGGCTTCTTCGGTAAGAAGTCCTTAAGATTGAAAAGACCATGTGCTTCAATAGCAGCAAGTTCTGCCTCAGTCAACGGGGATTCCTTACGGGCCCAGTTAGAAGTTGAGTAGTCAGCATAACCACCCTTTGAAGTCTTCTTGATGTTGAAGTCAAGACCACGAGCGTAATCAGTTGGCAATTCTTCCAACTCAGGATCCATCAATGATGCCTTGATTACAGTCTGAATCTGAGGACTGATTACGAAGCGACGAATAGGATTAGCCGGAGTTGCATCATCACCGAGAGGGTTTGCACGAACGAAGCCCTGATAGAGATAAGAACGCTTCTTCCAATACTTGTTAGCGAGGTCCTTAAGAGTGTCATCCTTGTACCAAGGACGAACTTCTGCGAGAACGGGGCAGTTGTCGCCATACATTTCTACGCAAGGAACCTGAACGATTACCTGCTTAGCATCTGGCTGACCCTTAATGCCATTGAACGGAAGCTTAATGATCTGACGTTCAACCCAGAAAAAGTCGTTGGTGTTGTCGGCGTCAGGAAGGAAACGCACTGTTGCAGTTGCGCCTTCCGAAATATTCCAATGTGGGTAAATTGCATTATCAGACTGAGTACGTGGACCGTTGTTCTGATTCTTGTTTTCTTGGGCTGCCAAACGAGCCCGGATTTCTGCTAGACTTGCCATTTTGTTTTTCTCCTTTTAAATGTGCCTAAGTTGAGCCTAAATGTGTTTTTATGTTTGTTGTTTGGAGACAACTTCAACACAAGTTATGTTATAACTCATGTCAGAAGTATTTACAATAGAATTGGGTGCATAATATAATATTATATTACACTATGTACCCAATTTGTTATTATCTTTTGAAAAGTGCCATTTCTATGATACGAGCTAATTCTGGATCAATCTCTGTTGATTCGCTGGCACCAACTAATTTACCGATATTGTTGTTCTTTACCTTCTCAGTAGGACCAAGTTGACCTACACGCTTTTGTTCTGGACCCAAATCTTCTTCAAGCTGGATTCCCATTTCCGCAGAATATTGAGGATCAAGTCTAATGTTTCCGAATCCATTATCACGCAATGTTTGTACTACTTGGTCTAAGGGAACTTTCGCCTGAAATATAGTATTTTGTATTCCCCATTTAGTATGGCGACCTGTAATACGAGTATCATTAACGTAAACTGCACCTTTATCAGTAACTTCTACATTTACCTTTTTGGTGCGGGCTTCTTCAACTTCTTCTTCTGCTACTGTTTGGGGTGCCATGCTGATAAAGTTTTCTTCAACATCGCCCTTGAATGCTTTGTCAAGAGTCTTTCTAGCATCCTTCATAGCTTTTTTAGCAGCTAGCATCTTAGCAGTCTTATCTGGACCTCTTGCATTGTCAAAGTCACGCTTTGACCCGTGTTCTTTGTCCATTTCGTTTACATCATTTGCGGCGTGAGGTTTACGATTACGCATTTCTTCTTCACGCTCAAAGTCTTCTTCTGATGGAATCCAGCTATCGTCATCATCGTCATCTAAATCATCATCTTGCTTCTTCTTGAACGGGACAACATCGCCCTCGTCAAGTTCTAGCTTCTCATTGATAACGCTGTCTGCCCATTCTGCTAGAGTATCAATTTCTTCCATTTCAGTTACTGGCTTCTTGAGTCTTGATAAGATTGGCATTGCTGATTCAATGCGAGGGTCTACCATTTCTTGAACGAACAAGTCATTGATTGATTCGTCAAGTTCGTCTTCCATTAGTGTAGGAGTCCAAGATTCAAAATAATTTTGATATCCTTTGTGAGTAGTCAACTTGTGTAGTGTTTCACGCAAGCTAGTATAGTGATTGATACCTTCGTTTACTAATTCTTGTGCTGATTCATTGAACTGACCATTACGAGTTGCACGAACAAATCCAGCCATCTTGTTATAGTCTTCACATACTGACTTGATATGATTCCACTTGTCATCATTGGGTACGCCGCCTTCTGCGATATGACGAGCATATACACGAGCGATGCCAGGGCGGGTAGTTGGAGCAAGGAATCTTTCACCTTCTTGGTTCTCAAGGAAAATCTTAGCTACGTTACGATAACGCTGTTCACCTTCTTCAAGTGCGCGGTTATGTTGTAGAATGATCTTTACATTTGGAACTGCGTCATTATAACTTGCTTTTCTACCCATTGGATGGTAGCTCTCGCCTAGCTTTTCTTTCATCTTATAGTAATCCCGTTGTCTCATATCGTCGCCTAGACGATCTTTGTTTGACAATTCAAAACTTAATTGTCTACGTTGTGCCCAATTCTTTAAATGCTTTAAGAACCCAGTCCAACTATCGTCATATTCTGCGCCCGGAGTAGTAGTGCTGGGGCTTTCTTGCTGTTCTTCGTCATAGTATACAATGACGTTAGCAGCATCATCAATTGATACCCATGCTTTGCCGTAATCTTTACCGTCTTTATTGAAAGTAAACTGAATAACATCAGCAGCCTGACTAGCAGGAACTCGTTGATTCTTACTGTCTAGTGGAACAGGTTGATACCCTCTTACTTTGAGAAGGTCGTATAAGTCGCGGTTGAATGATTCGTTGTCAGTGGCCATGTTAATATTTATGCCAACTTAGCCCAAGACGGCAAAGAATGGTAACGGTGCAATCACTTCATCGTGGTCTCTAATTTGGCTTTCTAAATCGCCATGGAAGTCTGCTAACTGTGTCATCATACGCACTGCCAGGAGAGTTGACATTACTAAGTCATCTGTGTCTCCGATCTTAGCAGCGTAACTGCCGCCGCTGGCAACAAACGCTTTCAATTCGCTAATGAGAGAGCGACTATGTATGGTCATCTTCTTTGATTCTAGCAGTGTTTTGAACTTAGCGCAAGCAGCTAGCTTAGGCTTATTAGAAGTGTTGAACCCTCTACGTCCTTTGCCCTTCTCAGATATAAAAATGCCAGGAATATTTGACTCACCATACTCGTTGAGTGAAACAACCGCAGCCTCACCTACGCCATTATTTTCAATGCTGTAGTAAATGCTATTTGGCTCTTTTGTTATTTCTGAGATATATTTGCAAATCTCAGCAAGTAACTTAATCTGACTAGGAATATCAGTCTTATTGTGTTTCCATTCACCGATCTGTGTAGTAGTGCTTGCGTCAAATACTTGAATAGCAGCCGGATCGCCGCCTGTACCCAATGACGGATCAAGTGCAACTACATAAATTCTACCCTTTTCGGGCTGTTTATACCAGCGAACCTGACCTAATCTATTGATAGGTTCAATGCCTTCAAGCATTACTAAGGTGTTTGGATTGATAAGTGTTTCATCTGCGATAATGAACTCACAACCGATTTCACGATTGAATCTGTCTTCACCTAACTGAGCCTTCATCTCAGCAGCCCATTTCTCATCTCTGCCGGGCTGTTCGTGCCAGTATGCTCTGTAGGCTCTAAAGCCGTTGACGCCTAACTCAGTTGTGTTACCAAACTCGTCTTCGGTCTTGTTAGCCATCTTCCAGATAAGAGCGAATTGATCTTCGTCGCTGTTTGGTGTTGATGTAATGATTGCTTTACCACCAGTTGATAGCGTAGGAGTAATAGCAGTCCAGAATTCTTGTGCGATTGAGGGGCGAACGAACGCAAATTCGTCAAGGTATAGTAGTGTGATAGACATACCACGACCTGTGTTTTCAGTCGTAGTAGCAGACACGATACGGGAACCGTTCTCAAAGTCAAGTGAGCCTTTGTTGTATGTAGTTACCCCGGCTTTGATGTGGTCCGGGCAGTTTTCATATGCATAACGAATACGCTGCATAATTTCTTGGGCACCGGTGTACTTGTGTGCTGCAATTAGAATAGTAGAGTCAGGTACGAACATGGCGTACCAAAGCAAATACCCTGCTGCCGATGTTGACTTACCTGACTGTCTAGGCATTAGACTGATACTGAAACGATAGCGATGGTATGTGTCAATTAGTCTTTCTTGATATGGCCAAGGGTGATAGTTCATTGATCCTTTAGTAGGATGCTGAATCATGAAGAAGTTATCCATGAAGTATAGATAACCCGTTTCAGGGTCGCAGCACTTCATAAACTCACCAAGTTCCTTTTGGTTCTTGAATACAGTTTTCTTGTATGGATCCTTGATTAGTGTTGGTGTGTTTGCCATAGAACTATTTAGTTAGTGTTAAGTTATCTCTTGCCATTCTATGCTTGCGTACACATCTTGGTTAGTACCAGTAGTAGCCATTGTGATCACATACTCATACATTACCCCAGTAAATGGTTCTCTTTCAAGTTGATACTCAAATCCAAATGCTTCTTGTACCGGTGCACTACTACTTTGATTGCTTGAGTTAATAAATGATTGTTCAGCAATGTCGCCACTTACTAACGTGGCAGGTGCAAGATTGTATTGTACTGCACTATCTGGTGCACTATCTACCCAAGTACCACCTGAGGTAATGGCTCGTTTAAAAACACGGTATTGGAATATGCTCTGTGCAGCCGGCACTAGTGAATAGTTGATAGGAATAACAACTGCATCTGACATTGTGCTTTTTAGTCTTATTGCTATTACTGGTTTAAAACTTAGATCATTTGGCAATCTTACCGGAGCACTAAGCGTATGCGATGCTGCTCTTGGGTTACCTGAACCTGATAGCTGGAAGCCGCCCTCACTAATCACACTGGCACAAATCTGTCTCATCAAGCTTGGACTTGCGGTTGCACCAGTATTCGTAAGTTCACAACGCAATGGTAGTGTCGCAGTGGTCATATACGTAGTAGTGTTATCAGTAGTCGGAGTGCTTATCACGTTTGCGTGATGGAATGAGTGACAAGTGATATAAACGCCGTCAATAATGAAGCCCACTCTAACAGTTCCTACGCCCAACCATTCAACGTCAATCCAAAAAATCTGATCTAGCGCAGGGTTTAGTGTGATGCCGCTTGGGTTATTAGCCCCGCCGGCGCCATTTAGTCTGTCACCGTTCCATTGACTTTGCGGGATTCTATCTTCTACAAGTACACCTGTGCTACTACTTCTGATTACCATGTTGAGCGTAGTGCCGGCAACTTCAAAATATATTCCGTTCTGTGCTCCGAAATATCCGATTCTTTGGCGAAGATTTGCTTTGGGAGTACTCATACTGAATGAAGAAAGAATCAACAAACTCTTACCTGGTTGGTATGGGAAGGTCTTAGTTGTTTCTCGTAGAACACTGTCTCCTGACCCTTGTCCTACTGTAAGTTCATATGAACTTGAGTTGGCATCATACTCAACATCTGCGGTGCCAGTGATACTATTACTAAATTGTTCATGATCATAATATCGTGCTTGCGTATCATACAGGGTGTATGGGTTACTAACTCTTAGTCTACCAAAAGCATCTGTCGCTTCCTGAGCAAATGATACTTGTGCAGTACCAGTAATAGCAACATTACCTTCAACCATCCAAGGATCAGTGCCCTGAGTAACTTCAACACTGTTGTCAATATTCACATTGCCAGTGACGTTTGCGTTGACATTACCTTCAACCATCCAAGGATCAGTTCCCTGAAATACAGTAACATTACCTGCGTCTATGTTGATATTGCCGCTAACGGGCATAGTATTGCCTGAAACATCAATGTTTCCGATTGCGTCTACTGTAACATTGCTAACGATAACATTACCGGCGATGGTAACATTCCCGCCTACAATGCTTGAACGCATGTAAACATTGCCGGTCGTTTCATCTAACCCTAAGGCCTGAGTAATATTACGTAAGTACCATGGGGAAACTTCGGTTGGTTCAGGGAATGCCATAAAAAAATACTCTCACATTTCTATGAGAGTATTTATCTTACTTACTTGATATCTAAGGGTCGTGCTTTAGTAGCAACAATACAGTAGTATGTTTCTTTAGCCTTAGTAGTCTTTTCAGGATCTTCTGGGTCGGGCATGTTGAGGTCAAACTCAAGATTGTTGAAGTTATCAATGTTGAACCCGCAACGAATTAATAATGCAGCCAACTGATTTGCACCAAAGATACTATAGTGATTCAGATTGAATTCGTGCTTGCGATCACAATCAGGTGCAGGGACTTCAATATAAATCTTTGCACCCTGCTTCAATACACGATTGTATTCCATCAATGAGAAGATAGGATATGGACTATGCTCTAATGCATGGCGCAAGAAGATGAAGTCTACTGACTCATCATAGTAACCATCCTTCTGTGGAAGGAAACTCAAGTCGTACTTCTTAATAGTGTGTCCCTTGCCTTCGCAGATAGAAATATCGCCGGGACTCAATGTTACACCGTAAACGTTAGTGTATTCTCTTTCTTTCATTTCGTCTAGGAAATATCCCGGGCCACATCCAAGATCAAGAATGTGTGCATCCTTAGGTAAGTCAATAGGATCAACATAAGTTTCTACTACTTGCTTAGTAAGCTGGCGGTGAAATTCGCTGTCGCCCTCATCATAGATGTGGGCAGTGTAAAGCCATTCGTTGTAAAACTTTAGCTTGACGAGGTCTAGGGTTTGGTTAATATCAATTAAGTTGCTCATAGCATTACTTATCTAGTGAAGGTGGTGTAATTATTTTTTTCTGTGATCTTTTGGTCTTTTTGCAACAGGGCTAACCTTATTTACAGAATCCAACTCGCTGCTATCTCGTCCCTTGATCATTGCTTTTGCTTGGGTAGGAGATACCGTATTAAATGCTTGGTGCATCATGTTATGTTCTAAATCACTATATGGGTATGCAAGATTATTTTTACCGACAAAGCTTTCATCATCCATTTTAAGAGCCTTAGTAGATGATCCATCCGCCATTGCTACTGCTTTCATAATCTGATTCAAGTGGTAAGTTCTATCCGTGCCATTGTCCATAAACTTATAGGCACCGGGCTGGGCATTATTGTGTCTTTTAGGCACCTTACCCTTGCTTTCATGGATGAATTCACTAGCTCTCACTTTTTATATCCTTTGAATGGCTTGATTGGGCTAGCATCATTAGTGCCTTTTGGTTCAGTACTGGACAAATCTCCGTTTGTTATGTCATCAAACTTTCTGACACCTGCTGCTTTATATGCTATTTTTAACTTATCCGCTTCTTCTTTTGTGTAGGGATGTGCTATGTTAAAACGAGAAGCCCAACTATCGCTGTCTATATCAGGGATCGTTTTTCCGTCTGTGCTTGCAGCAGCCATCATTACACGATTTAACAGATAAAAACGGTCGTAGGTGCTGTCAGCAAATCTATGAAGCCCGGTCATAGGACCGTCGTGATGTTCAGGGGAATCGGGAACTTTCTTCCCTTCAGTGATAAATTCCCAAGCTCTCATCGCTTATATCCTTTAAAAGGCTTCAAAGGTGATCCAGTACTAGTGCTAGGAATCTCGTCACTAGTTTTAGTACTGACTAACTTTTTACCTTTTTTGTGAACTTTACTTAACGCTTGGTCAAGAACTTGATCAATGTTTGGGTCCCAAGAAACAACTACTTGATGCTCTCCCCACATACTTTCGGCTTCAAACTCATGCTTGAATCCGTTCTGAACATCATCATTGCCGCTACTTCCACGAACATCTGCAATAGCTAAACCAAAGCGATATAATTCATAGAAGTCATTATTCTTAAGGTCAGGCATAATGTAGGTGCTAGGAAGAGTATGGGCCACCATGTTTAACCCATCTGTAACTGATTCGGTGATGAATTCGTGTGCCCTCATTATAGTTGCTCTGTTGTAACGCCTTGGTCTTCCTCAGTTGACATGATTGAATTAGCAATATATCCATCCAATTGTAACGGGATACCTGGAACGTTTGGTCCGACCCACATGTTTTGTGAGCCAATAAAGTGAAATAAGAGGTTGCCAGTTAATGGATTAGCTAATATTTTTACATTTCCATCTGACACTTCCATATCATAACTAGATAATGCATTTCCGAAAAATGTACTACCATAGCCAGTAAACTTTACGTCATCTGCTGATTGATTGAGTTGTGCAAACAATTGAATAGTCTGTGACTCATTGGTGCTAGAATCTGCGGTATAAACGAACATTTCCCCCATAGTGAATGTGTTGGCAGGAGTTTCAAATATCACTTGACCAGCAACATTGCCACTACTGTATGACAAGCTAGTATTAACAAATGTAGAAAATAGATTTGAGAAGTTATTGTTGATCTTGCTAAATGCTACACGTAACGGATCGCCTTCGCCATCATTAGGTAATGTACCGATATTGATGATTTGTTGTGTAGCCATAGTAACCTTCCGTGATTATAGAGTATTTATCACGATGGATGCCACTTTGTTATTTGGTAGCGTTTTCAAATATCGCTTTTTGTTTAGCATACCACTCTTGCCAACCGTCAACTTTTCGGCTGCATTCGTGGTACAAAACATAGTTTTCAATTACAACTTTAGTAAACTCAGTGAGAGACATTCCCTCAGTTGCTTCTTTGAGTTGAGCGCATTTTTCTTGTAGGGTTGCGGGTGCTTCTGGAAACTTAGGATTTACAGGCTCTACATGTACTGCACATCCTGCTAATAGGAAAAGTGGAAGAATCACTAATTTCTTCACTTCTTTTCTCCCTCAAGCTTGCTAGGATCTAATGTAGCTGCTGCATTGTGTGCATTGATTACTTCTGCCGGAAGCTCACATCTGTTGTTATACTTGATAACTTCTCTGTCAACATATTCAGTGATTGTTCTACCTTTTTCACGAATGACCTGGGTATCTTTAACAATCTTTTCAACGATTTCTGTGTTAGTTTTTGCACCCTTAGCTTCTGCTTCTGCCAGCTTAACCTTGAGTTCTGCTACTTCAACAGCTACGCTTTGTTTATATGCTGCGGCACCTTGCAAGTATACGCCGCAGATTAGCAAAATAGTGGAAACTAGCTTGATTGGAAAATTATATTGCTTGATAAAGGGTATTCTACCAACAAAGAATGCGACAAATAGTCCTACTGCGCCTGCAATAAGAAGTGTAAAGATAACCCATGTAGGTATTAATGCAATTAGCCAATAAACGTTCATGCTATTATTTATGATTGGAATAAAATTCCTTTACCTTATCTGCAATAGTTTCAATTTCACTATCTGATAGTTCAGGATAGATAGGAAGACTTAGCAATCCTCTAGATAATGCTACGCTAGTGCTAATAAGATCGGGCTTGCTGACGATATCCTTTGATATAGGAAGTTCAGAAAGTGCGTATGGGTAATGCACTTTGGCTTCAATTCCATTGTCTAGTAGATAGTTCAACAAATCATTTCTATCACTAGTGTAAATGACGAACTTTTGGTCAGCGTGACAGTTTAATCCGCGGCCCGCATGAAATCCGCGGCTTAAGCATTTGATTGGCAACTCATCAAACTGCTTCAAATAGTATTTTCTAATATCATATCTACGCAATTGCCAAGCATCAATGTACTTTGCTCTTACCAACAAATGACTGCACTCTAGTTCGCTCATCTTACTGTTTGATCCAGAGTAGAAATGGTCTGGTTTGCCGTTATTCTTCATAACGTTTACCCAATCATACAACGCTTCATCATTCGTCACTACGGCGCCGCCATTGCCGCTGCTAGGCAAGTTCTTAGTTGGGTCAAAGCTGATAGCCATACCATCACCCACTTGATCCTTAGTAGTAGATAGCCAGTGCTGGGCACCATCTACGATTATAGGCGAATAGAATGCTCTATTTCCAGTTGCGCCGTATAGTCCTACAAAACAAGTATGAGTATCCAGGTTATCTTCATAACTGTCAACCTTGATCAATCCATTGTTATCAGTGTCAACTAATTCAATTTCCCAACCAGTCGTATAGAAAGCGTTGAGTGTTGCTGGATAAGTTAAATTAGGAATACGTATTTTAGGAGGGTCATCATACCCTGCCAAAAAGCTTAGATCGTAGTGATAGCCAGCGATGAATTCTAGCGCCTGAGTACCACTGTGAGTAACAGTAGCAAACTTACATCCAGTGTAATCTCTAAGCCAAGATTCAAAAGAAGCCGTGAAAGGTCCGTTAACTAATGTCCCTTCTTTTAGGGCTTCGTGAGTTGCATCTAGCAACTCCTCTTGAAGATTATTATACTGTCTTTTCAGACCAAAATGGGGAATTAACCAAGTATTCATAGTACCTGACAAATCCTTCTTCTATGTTGATGGTAGGGCTGAATTCAAAATCTCTACGTGCTGCGTTGATGCTTAATGTGCCGCGACTTGGGTAGTCTTCGCTTTTATGCGTTACTTCAATCTTACCCTTTCCAACAATCTTTGTGATAAGCGTTGCTGCTTCAAGTAAGGTTCTAGATTCGCCCCGAGTGATGTTATATGTTCTGAACGCCGTGTCCTTACTAAGAGACGCTCCTACGATGCCTGAGGCGGTATCTGTTACATACGTAAAGTCTAGTCGCTCGTGTTCCCCATTGACCTTAAGAATACCATCACGCATCGCAGTCATAAAAAACTTTGATACTACTCTATCCTCAACGTCACACGGACCATACACAGCACTGGGGCGAACGATTGTATAATCAAAGCATCCACGATGCCCGTAGTCTCTTACAAGCTGCTCTCCTGCAAGCTTCATGATAGCATATTGTCCTTGGGGCTTGCAGAATGCATATTCATCAGTGCCGTCTTTGAAGTCGCCATAGACCATGCTACTACTGACATACACAAAACGCTTGACCTGATACTTGCAACTCAACTCACAAAGATTGAGTAAGCCCTTCATCATCGTGTCGGCAGCTAGTGTAGGATTGCTATTGACTACCTTCTGTCTAGGGAAACTAGCAAGATGAATTACAAGGTCGGGCTTATTTGCTTTAAACGCAGTTTCCACTGCCGATGCTGCAATATCATATTCATAACAGACAGACGAAATACGTGATTGACGCTCTAACATCAACGCAGTTAATTCATTTTCGGGAATGATTCCATATGTAGTAAAATTGTCAACAAGTGTGATATCGTCATACCCCATGTCTTCTAATTGAGCAACAACGTTATGCCCAATAAAGCCCATACCACCTGTGACTAGAACTCTCATCCCTGGTTGTCCAAATAAAACTGTGCTACTCTAAGCATGGCCTTAGCATGTTCTTCGTTTTTTGGCATAGTAATCAGAGAACCGTTATACACGCCTTGAAACTCGGTAAAGATAGAAGAAAAGCAGTGATCAAAGACCTGCTCCATATCACGATATAATGCTTCACGTTCCTGCTTAGTCATGCCTGACATAAGTGTGTACATTCTATCATCTTCACTGATTTCAAGACCGTAATCATGACGAAAGGTCATGCACATATTATTGATGATTTCTTCACGGGTTTTCATTCGTATTTCAACTTCCAATAAGTATAATTTTCAGGAGTTAGGTAGCATTTAATACAGTATCTGGTTCCCCATTCTGTGAAATCAACTATTTGGTGAAAGCTAGGAGCTGGGTTGGAATGTTCCATAACCCATTTACCGGCTTCTGTTTGCTGCCATTCAAAAATTGGCTCAGCCGCATAAATTTCAGGGTCTTCCACATCACCGACTGTAAACCAGTGTGCGGTTACGGTAATTGTCATACTGCCATATCAGCCTTAATAGTTCCATGACTCTGATAGTCAAATAGCAGTATATCATCCATTGCGAATTTGTCAATATCTTTTATCTCGGGATTAAGGAAAAGAGCAGGTAATGGGTATTCTTCTCTGCTTAACTGTTCTTTAACCTGTTCAATATGATTGCTATAGATATGAGTATCACCAGTTGAAATGATAAGTTCACCTACCTTTAGGTCACATGCTTGTGCAATCATATGAGTAAGCAACGCATAGCTAGCGATGTTGAAGGGGAGGCCAAGGAATACGTCAACACTACGCTGATACATATGGCAGCTTAGCTTACCGTTGCTAACATAGAACTGTGCGAGAACATGGCAGGGAGGCAATGCCATCTGATCAAGTTCATCTACATTCCATGCAGTAATGATATGTCTACGACCGTTAGGATCAGTCTTGATACCCTCAATCAATTTTGTGAGCTGGTCAACTCCTCGCCAGTCTCTCCACTGCACACCATATACTCGTCCCAAATCCCCGTCGTATTTGGCCTTGGGCAACCAATAAGTTGCTTGAGCATTTCCTGTCCAGATAGTGCTATTTGTAGAATCTCTGGATCCGTGTAAAATTTCCGCAAGTCTTCTCTCATCGCCTGTCCCTTCTATAAACCAAAGTAATTCGCTTTTTACTGACTTCCAGGCTAATTTTTTAGTAGTAATAGCAGGGAAGCCTTTTGATAGATCAAATCTAAGTTGACGGCCAAAAACGCTGATAGTTCCGACTCCAGTTCTATCGTCCTTGACTTCACCGTTATTTAGTATATCTTCAAGCAAATCGTGGTACTGTTTCATTTTCTTTTCCAAATTTCATATCTATGATCAGGGAACACTTCGCTCCAAACCCTAGTAAAGTTAGCTTCTACATATAGCAGGTCTATGTGAGTATCGCAAGTATAATGGTCGTATACGTTTGTTAGATGTATTTCAGTGATGTGAGGCCAACATGCATTGACTAATTGTGCGCCGCCTATCAACCATGTGCTACTAAACCTAAGAGAACAAGACGGGGCTGTAAATTCTTCGTAGGTTATGCATTCTGAATGCTCTGGCATATCAAGTTGTTGGCTCGTTACGACAAAGTTATACCTCTTTGGTAACGGTTTCTTTGGTAAGCTATCCCAAGTGTTGCGTCCCATGATAACAGTTTGTCCTTCTGTTAAACGCTTGAATCTTGGCAAATCGCCCTGGATATTACTCCAGGGCAATCTGTTTTCATAGCCTATACCCCCATTTGGGTCACATGCTATTATTAGTTTCATAATCCATTCAATAATCTATCTGTTTCGGGCTGCACTGTTTCTGCAATGCTCTCAACATTAAGTATAAATTCAATTCCTATTACTAGTTCGTCAAGATCAATAAGTTTAGTGCTTATCACATCTTCAATCTCTTCCGGGTAAAGTCCTTGTTCCATTAGTCTCTGTATATTGATAGTGTGCTGTCTTCTGCCTTGTAACTTCAATATAATCTTTTTGATAAACTCAACTGGAATTTTCTGCTTGTCAACATCTTCAAGTAGTCTTTCCCACTTTTCAATAAATTCAGGGGACATTTACTTTACCTTATGCAGAAATAGCTACCTTTTTTGGTCTACCACGTGTCTTCTTTGCTACTGGAGTAGCACTAACAGCAGGGGCTGCGGGAGCAAGGGCATCAGCTTCCTTAAGCATTCTTTCCGATTCTGCTAGAAGACCTCTAGCTTCTGCTGCCATTCTCATTGCCTGTTGACGAATGTTGTTAGCAATCGCTGCATCGCCTAATGCGTCACCTGATGCTTGCAATGGGGCAGCGGCCGGGACTTCATTGCGTGTAGCACTTTCAGTGATCATGTCACCGCGCATACGCTTAGCAACCTGAACTGGATCCTGCATACCAAGCTGACTATCCATTTCAGCAAGCTTCTTAACTGCTGCTTCGCCCTTTTCCATTTCGTCAAGGATAGTGTTCAATTCACTAAGCTTAATCTGAGTGTTGGGGGCAGGGGTCATTACGATAAGTTCTGTATTAACCTTCTTTAACATGCCTTCGGCGTGAAGCTTCTGAAGGATGATGTTACCATCAGTGGTGTGTGTACGATTTAATGCGTCGGCTAAGTTCTTACTGTTCTGACCAATGTCACTTTCAATGCACTTTACCAACGGATCATGAATATTTCTGTTGAGTAGTTCTGTATATACTACTAAACACATATGTGGCTCGCCTGGTACTTCACGGAATACAATCGCTACCTTGCGATCACCGTGCTTCCCTACGTGTCTTAAAAAAGCCATTTGCGTTCTCCTTGTAAATTCGCATTTGTATTTAATTGCTAATTTGTTCGGAGAATATTTTTATTTCCATCGCAAATTAAAGAAAGTAGCGTGTTTAGGGTCATCAAATGTCACATCCATAAACCACCCTGCCCCAAATTGACACCATCTAGCTTCCCAATTTTCACCGTAATAATGAGTAGCATGACTATCAAAATGTCGGCGTAAGTCTGAGTTGCCTACATTGTCACTCAGCCAAATGAGTACTTCTAATACGTTAGATGCCATACTAGCGCCTATACGTACAGTAGTCATGACCAACGTAGTATGAACATCATCAAATGCTTTTCTTCCTTGAACCAAAAGATGTAGTAAGGATCAGCATTGAAGTCCCACACAAGTTCCATAGTATTTTGTCTATAGCCACGATGACCAAAGGTATCATGGCACCAATAAGCCATTTCTTCCAACTCTGCAAATGAATACATTATTGGATTGGCATAGTGGTATGGTGTTTTATCAACATAAAGTTTACTGCGGTCTCGTTGAAAGGTAAGTATACGCCGAGCCGCAGGTTCAAACGGAACATCGTCTTGTACAACAGTAGTAGCGTTAACCCCACGTAAGTTCATAGAACAGTGCTTCTTTAGAATCTTCAAATGAGGGGAACATACCGTTATAGAAAGTGACAGCGCCCGGTCCTAAAGTGAATCTTCCGGTAAGCTTTTCTAGAATCCAAACCTTAGATTCTTCGGTAACAGGTACGCTGGACTCAATGAAGTGCGCCGGCTTAAACTCCAGTTCACGTTCCATAAACCATGTGTGTAGGTTGATATCGTCAATTGTTTTCATTTTTCACCAACAAATATATTTCTTCAAGCTTTTCTAGCTGATCGTTTAATGCAGGAACTGTTTTAGCCAGTTCACAAATTTTAGTAAGCCGGTCTCGTCTAGCAAGAAGCTGTTTAATTTCCTCTACGGTATCGTCTTTTCGGACTAAAACGCAGTAAGACGACCCACGCTCTCTTGCGTAGATCGTCTTTCCACCGTCCGGGGACTCGTATATCATAGCCCCTACACTTGCTATCGTATTACTTCTTATGGTCGTCATAGATAGCATACGTACCGAAGGGCGGGTTCGGATTGGGGTCACCGTGAATGATCCAAGTCGTATCACAATAATCAGCATCGCCCCAGCTACCGCACGGATAACCGTCAGTGAAGACGATCAAACGATTGGGGACACGACCAGCTTCCTTGAGGTCATCAAAGATGCTATCAAAGTCGGTGCCGCCACCACCGTGAAGCTGATACTCCTCAATGTTCTCCATGTTCTCACTAGTATACTCCTGCGTGTTGTAGCAGCGAGTATCAAAGCAAGTGACACGGAGCGAGTAACCATCAAACGCTTCCATCATACCAGCGACTTCGCTAAGGAACTGCATACCCTGCTTGTTGCTGATAGAACCTGACATGTCAATGTAGATATCAACGTCAATTTCTTCACCAGGATTCATACCAGGCATAACAGCATCCATGTGCCAAGAACGACGAGAAGGACGCATCCAAGTGTAATCAGACTTGATAGCAGAGGTCAGATTAGTCTGGATCAGTTCACGCCAGGGCATGACAGGATCAGTAAGCTGCTTGATAAGACGTTCAACGCCCAGCGGGATAGTACCAGCTTCGGCAGTCTGTGCAGCGTTGAGAATAGCCTGCTTCATTTCCTGACGGGCTTGTTCACGTTCCTCAGGGCTCATCCGCGGACGCTTACCATTACCCTGCTGACCATTATCTTCGCCGTCACCCTCGCCCTGACCTTCATCTTCAAGGTGATCGTCAAGCATCTTGTCGAGGAGTTCGTCAATATCAATGTACTTGACGTTCTTCATGAGGTCGTCATAAATGACTTCGGATGCAAGACCATCATACTTCTGCTCATAGAGAGCAGGAACAGTAGTGATCATTTCACCGACCTTGTGACGCTTGAGGTCAGCGTTAACAGCATAGTCGTTAGCGATGTTCCAAATTTCAGGGTCGCGGCTGTCACGACGACCAAGGTGATCGTAAACAACGTGAAGGACCTCGTGACCGACAAGGAATTCAACTTCCTTAGTGCGAAGCATCTTGATAAAACGACTGTTGTAGTAGAAACGCAGACCGTCAGTAGCAGCAGTGGAGCACCACTCGTCAGCGTTTACAAGCTGTAAACGAGTAGCGAGATTGCCGAAAAAGCTTTGACGAAGCAGGAGACCAATACGAGCGGTAATAAGACGCTCACGGGCTTCGTGATCAATCTTAGGATCGGTCGGGCCGATCAGATTTTCAAACTTCTTGCTGCGGGTACGCTTGCCCTTCTTAGGCTTAGTCGCAGTACCGGGAATAACGTCACTCATAGAAATCTCCTTAGTTGATATAGACAATATAACAAACCTAAGCGGTATTGTCAACCAAAAACTTTATACTTGTTTGCTTTTTAAGAAAGCCTCTGTAGCGCATTTAGGGCCGCAATATTCTTCAAAATCACCATTTCCCCAAAAAGGATCTCGGTGATATAGAGCGGCAAGGTAGGGAGCATTGTGCGGATACTTACGGGTAGGGAATTGATGAAGTGTTCTTTCTACTTGGACACCGCAAACCGCGCAAGTGGCTATGCTCATATTAATACCTACGAAAAATGGGGGAGGGCTGTCTCAAACCCTCCCCCGGAGCTTGCTGACTTAGTTGCCAGCTTCCACGATGTACTTACCGTACTTCTTGTGGAACTCGTCAAAGTTAGAAAGCTGCGAGGGTTCGATCGGCAGACGGTACGTCTTAAGCGCAATCTTAGCACCCATCACAACCAGTTCAGTTTCGAAGTTCTTCATGATGTATTCAAAGAAGTTATCAGCCATCACGTGGAACTGCTTGTTATCAACACGCTTGTTGTCAAGTGCTTCCTTAAGTTCGTAGCACATAGAAATCGTAAGCGAATACATCGCAGAGATTTCCTTGACCTTAAGGTCCTTGACCTTACCATCAAGAATGTCAGCGGGGTTCGGCATCTGACCAGCAACACGACGATGTGCCATGAACTTGGTAGCGAGACCGTCACCGACAGCACCAGCAACGAGATTGAACAGCGTATCGTTATCAACGTTGTCCTCGTCAGTGAGCAGGTCACTCACGAACACCCACGAACGCGGGGTAGCGAAGGCGCGAGACGAAGCCTTAGCATCAAAGTCGTACATATCCTGCTTAGCGAACGAGAGATAACCAACAACGTCCTTGTGAACGCCCTTGTTAACAGCCCACTGCTGCCAAGAGTTGAAGTCAGGACGCATTTCAAGGTGAACGAAACGGTTAGCAAGCGGCATCGGCATACGATACGTAACACCCTTGTCGCTATCGCGGTTACCAGCAGCAACGATAACAACGTTATCAGGCAGCTTGTACTTACCAACACGACGGTTCAGAATAAGCTGATAACCAGCAGCCTGAACAGCAGGGGGAGCGGAGTTCATTTCGTCAAGGAAAAGAACGACGATCGGATACTGTGCGGCAAGTTCTTCGCTGGGAAGATCAACAGGTTCGGCCCAATCCATCTTGCCGATTTCCTTGTTGAAGTAGGGGATACCGCGAATGTCAGTCGGTTCCATCTGCGCCATGCGAAGATCAACCATGTAGCCACCGAGTTCGTCAGTGATTTCCTGAACGCATTCAGACTTACCAATACCCGGAGGGCCCCAGAGGAAGACAGGGCGCTTTGCCTTGAACGCAGCGAGAATAGCCTTACGGGCCTGAATAGAAGTGATAGTGAGATTATCGGACATTTGAGACATACTTTAAGCTCCTTAGTTTGAACAAATGTAGAGAGTGTTTGCTTCGTTGCTCTCTATAGTCTTGTTATATGATATTATGAGGGGGAAGTCAACCAGTTTTTTGCCTAACTGGATATTTTTTTATGCCATGAGGCGAAGCATAAGGATAAGGTTGTTGAGGTGCTTAATAGCACCGCGGATTTCTTCACGCAGTTTATTATACTGCACATGATAGCGAGAACGGGGAGGGGTGCGGCGGGTATAGACCTCAAGCTTGCTAAGCTCTTCAACCATGTCACAGATATTGTAGCAAAACTTGCTTAGGTCAGGGTTATATGGTAGCTTACAAAGCTGATCATTGATATCATACATGATCATTCTAGCTTCTTCTGCGGTGTTGAAATCTTTGCTCATAGTCTCACACTACAATAGTTTTGGGCCATTGTCAACCTATGATTTTGTCCGGTGGAATAGAACCTGTTACTATCCAAGCGCCGCCGTTCGTGCCGGGCTTAAATCTACTTGACCATTCGCTCATGTCTTCGGCTTCTGGATCGGGGCGGGCATCAATGCCTGTCATATCTATTTTCAATATCGTTCTATCTTGACCCTCATCGTTCTGAAAGTCGGTGAACCATTCAGCCATTTCAAACGAATCCCAAACATAGCTATTGCCTCTGCTATCTGCTTTGATTCCGTTCTTACGTATGACTGGTAAGTTTTTTGTAGCAGTAACGTGATAACCTACTTTGGGCTGCTTATCTTCAAGTAAAAAACTTTTAAACTCTCTCATTAGGTCTTCCGCAAGCTTACCATCTGCTCGTGCTTGGGGAGGGATGCCTGCTCGTGAGGTTTTCCAGTTGAACGCCTTAGCATTCTTCTTGATTGAGTCTGGCTTAACGTCTACAGTCAGTGCAGTCTTGAAGCGAGGATCATTCTTCTCTTTTTCGCTTGGAATGTATCCGGAAGCCTCATTAATTTCTTTTGTGGAATTACCCATTATCCAATTGACTGCTCTACTCACTATATTTTGAGGAGTTGCTTTCTTAGGAGCATTCATTTCAGCTTGGAAGAACTTATAAGCACGAGACAATAATCTCTTATATTCTTTTTGATTTTTCTCGTAGATTTTATCTAATTGATTTTTTTCAAATGCGTAACGAATTAGTTCCGGCAAATCTTTCTGTGTAGCCTTGCTACCATCTTTCTTTGGCATAGCTACATATTCTGCTATGTCCATAGTTGCTTGTTGGAATCTAGCATTCACTTCATATGGTCTTTTAAGATATGATTGATAATCGTTACTCATTCCTTTGTATAATATAGGATCTGCTAGTGCCTTGCCCTGACTTTTTAAATCGTCAAGCGCATGTTGAATTTCATGTGATAATGTACTGGCAACCTCGGATTGAATGGTTGTTCCTCGTATTTTAGCAGCAAGTTCATGAGCCGGGAAATAAAGTAAAATACTGTTATCACCCTCATAGTATTCTCCATAAATCTTTGTATCTTTTTCGTTTTTCCAATTCTTATAGGTACTGACTTTAATTTTCATAGTTTTTAATAATTTATTGAGTAGCGGGTCTTTCACTGAGGGAACATTTAGGTCTTTTGGTTTTAAACCAAATAATATTAGACGAGTTTTGGGAGTCATGCCTACCAATAACATATCCAATATCTTGCTTTCATTCGCTTGCATGAACTCGACAATTTTATCAGCGGCTGCTCTAGAAACTGCATTGATAATTTGATTTTCCTCTGCGGTTTCTACCAGGTGGGCTTCTTTTAATGATTGTTTCAGATATTGTTCTCCGTCACCTGTGACATACCAATATCCATCATCATCTACTATATAACCATTGCTGCTTAGGCTATCTAATACGTTATCATATTCTGCGGTTCGTGAATCATCTTCTATAAAATCAAGACCTAATTGTGCAGCGGTATAGATAGCGTGTAAGACTAATAGTTTACCTAAACCCTTGCCCTTAAACTCAGGATAAATTTCGGCAATACTGCGTCCAGTAGTAGCATCGTATTGATATATACCAACAGGTTCACCGCTTACTAATAATTCAGTAGAGAATTTATTCTTGCCCTTTTGTACTTTGAACTTGACGGCTTCTAGCAGCTTAACCATTTCATTATCATCATCTGGATAAGCATAGTCAAATCCCATTCTGTCCCAAAACTCGTGAGTAGGACCATATCCGGCATCACTTGCTACTAAACGAATCTTCTTTATGTCTTTAGGAAGGCTCTTTTCAAACTTCATATATTCTTGAGTACCAAGTCCTTTACCTTTCTCAGGAACCTCAAAGTAGTTGATCCAAATAGTATCACCCTGACGATGGGCATCAATCTTTGCTTCTTTCAGCTTCTTACCCTGCACTGCTGTTGTCTTGTTAGGCTCATCAGCTAATCCAGTTTTTGCTCTAGGCATAAACTTGTTGATTGATTTAAGAGTCAACGGACCTAGTTTACCGTCAAGGTCAAGGTTGGCACCATACTTCTTATTCAAGTGTTTCTGAATCTTAAGTACTGCTGCTTTTCTATCGTCTGTCTCATTGACATTAAATGTAGGGTCAGTTTTTTGACGCTTCATACCTTTTGGTTGCTTGGGGTCAACTGGATCAATATCAGTCGTAGTCAATCCAGTCTTTTCTAAATCTTGAATATATTTGTGTTCGGTATCTTCATCACCGAATGACAAAATAGTGCTGGGAGGACCTTTACCGAAATCGTGCTTACCCAAACCCTTCATATTGCTGATATGTTGACCTAGCTTGTACCAATCGTATACATCACTAACGTCTACTCTGACAGTACCTGCAGGCATCGTAGGCTTAAACTCGGGTCCAGGGGGCGGACCATTTGGATCATAATCTTCGTTAGCATATTCGTCAATGCTTAAC